CTTTCTTGTTACACTGTTGCTTTCCTGTATGAATGATTCTGTCTAAAATCTTGTAGTATTTATTCATCGTTTTATCAGCATTTGAATAGCATTTAACCAGCATTCTTATACAGCATCATATCTGTATAAGTTGAGTTATAATTCATGCGAGCATTGAATTCCACCTTAGTACACTTCTCAAATGGATTACCGATATGCTTATTTCGACCTATCCAGTCACAGAGTTCAAGTATAGACGACTTATTGCTTGTGAAGTAAACAAATGAATGTCCAGCAAGAACCGACAGTACATCGAGGTAATCTGCAAGTTTCCAATACATCTTATAAGTACCAACCTCAGTACTGAGGTAAGGAGGGTCAACCAGAAATACAACATTTGGAGTATCCTTATACTGATTAAAGACTTGTTTATAGTCTGCTGAAACAATTGTTAAACCATCCAAATAGCCATCACAAAGCGGATAATCAGTAGAGCGAATATTGTTATACAACGTCTCCTTGTTCATGTCGTCAATATTCATACAATACTTCATCGAAAATAAGAGAGAAGACGATATAGTGATAAAATCCAAATAACCATAACGATTTTGATGCTTAATTAAGCACTCAAAAATCTGTTTGCGTGCTTCTCCAACAATAGGCTTATGCTTAGGCAACTCACGAACTATCTTTCTAAGCTTTGAGAGTAATTCATTAGTCTGTGACACGTGTTCCAGACGTAGCCTATATCCATCAAAGTCATTATACACGACTTTAGAATGTGGTTTCTCGGACTTTGTAATATGCGACAACAAGCCACTGCCTCCGAATAAATCAACAAATGTTGTTCCGTCTGAGAACTGTTCTAATACTTTCTTAAACTCTTTTGCGAACATCCGCTTTTGTCCAACGAATGGAAGCGGAGCAGAATAATATATTTTCTTCATAATGATGCAAAGGTCGTGAGTTTTTCTTTCACAAGCATAAACGTATATACTGATTACACTGCAAACAAATTGCAGTCTGTTTGAAATCGCTTAATAAGAGCATAAACTTTACGCTCGCTAATAGCATATTTCACAGCAAGAGCCGCTACTATGTAAGACACTTTCTCACGCTTTGCCAACATCCGTCTATATTCTGTATATAAATCTATATAGTTTGTGTCATCCAATCTAACTCCAGCAATATGGAGGTTTCTTAATAGTTCCCTGTTAATTTTTACAATCTCAATTATCTTCATATCTAATAAATTTCGTAAATTTGCAAAGCCAATCACTTTTATTATACAATAAAACGCCACAAGAGCGAGCGAGGATATTTGCCCCCGGTCGCGCTCTTGTGGCGTACATTGTTTAAAAGTGATTGGCGTTGCTTATTAACAGGCTGGGGGCTTTTTATAAATTACCCCAAAAGATTCTCAAATAAGGATTTCTGAAATAAAACATTTATCCTATTTTCTGTACGCTCACATCGTGAATCATTACAGGGCGTAAATGATTAATGTAGCTGTTATCTACTAACGTATCACGCTCTATCTTGATACTGACTTCTGTATCAGAACTGTCAACATCAAATTCAAAGTAGCTTTCGGACCAACCATTGTCGATTATAGCGTGTTGAACAGCAGACTTATTCAATGTTACAATCAACTTTCCGCAATTATAGTCCGCAGGGCGAATGGTAGCTTTCGTTGCATCTACATACTCTGAGTTCTCATCTGATGTGCCGACAAAACGTTTAGTCGCATACTTAGGAAACATCTGAGCAATAACACGCACGGCAACTCTTGAGACTCCTTTTTCGATAGTGATAGTTTTACTACAACTATCACCGTCAACTTCAAGCTGTATGTGCTTCTTCACATCGTTGTAACGTGTATAATTCGCCATTGAAGCAGGGAAAGCCTTTACACTTGCGCCACCTCCGAATGTCCAACCGCTTTCTACACTTGTTTTATCCATAAGTTCTGTGCCAAACTTACGCAACTTATTCTCTACACCTTGAACAGGCTTAGCAATCCCGTTATACCCACTTACAACAGGTTTTGACATCGTCCAACTTTCTTCGTCTGCATAGTTTACAAGGATACGAACTTTGTCATAATCTTGCAAAATGTGCTTCTTACGGAAATCTTGTGTCGAAACATCAATAACGATATCTTCATCATTTGCAGTGAATGACACCACGCCGTCAGAGTACTCGAAGTGAGCTGTTCGCCATTCTGTTACACCATCAATCATAACTGCGTAGTTAACACCTGTCGGACGTTTTGACGAAATTGCGCTGAAAGTAAACTTATCAATCAACACTTGCTCGAGGATAGCTTCGAATAATGCCCACTTATAGAATGTGACTTCATCACCGTTAAGGAAATGATAAGTTTCGCTATCGTACACCCTATCAGTCATTGCGATACTTGTTTCTGGTACAGAGAAACTTCCATTATCCATGTTGTCTATCTTCTGAATACTTCTAACACCGTTTGTTCCAGGCATCAGACCTCTGAAGAATCTTAGTCGTTCCTCATTACCTTGATACACAAGATCAGTTACAGTTGGATTTCCTCCCTTATAGGTTTCACGCACCTTGTAAGCCTTGATACTCTTTGAGAGTGGTAATCTACCCAACAGGTCTGCGTGCATAAGGAAAGGCGAAGAACATCTGTAACCGCCATGAACACCCATAAACTTCTCAACAGTTCCCTTATAAGGCAACGTTCCATAACTACCACTATGTGTTAACTTGTCATGAATTACACTAATAGGAGAAACAAGAACGTTAAAGTCTTTCGCAAAAGATTTGATACAAGCATCATAAGCCTTTGCACCACCCAACAGAGGCAAATGATTATTGTTTTCGTACTGACCTATTAGTGAGGCATCTTCACCTCCAAGTATCATCTGTGCGCCGTGCTGCCTTGTCACAGCATACGCTTTCTTCAATTGATTATATAGATTAAGACCGCCTGCTGGTGTTCCGTTTGCTGCATTGCCCCAGAGGAAATATGAGGGATTGAAAGACCAATAACATTTCCTCGACACTACTATTTTTGTTTTCACACTATCATAGTAGATCAAATCACCCTTAGATACACTGTCGATGTTCGTTCCCAAGTTTCCACCACTCTTTGCAGAGTTAACTATGTTAATATCGACAAGGTCATTGACACGCTCAACCCAAGATAGTGTCTTGAATTCCTGCCCACATTGCGACAATGAACTTCCGAGAGTTACAACAGATTTTCCGTCATTGTAGCTTGTTGAGTTTCCCTTTTTTAGCCCCTCAAAATCGCCCTCCTTGATAAGTTCAATCAATGACGGCTCCATTTTGTTTTTCGGGGTGTAAAATTCATAATAGAATAACACGTACAGGTAGTCTGCATCAACTGGAACATCAACGAAAAAATCCTCACCTGCTTTAGCTTTTACTTCTCCCCTGTAATTCTGTGCGTATGTAGGTGATATTTTTGTCTGTTGTAAGTTTTCGTCGTCAACAAGGAATGTATATTCAAAACCCTCTGTTGGGTTTGCAACCAAATGCACCTTTTCATAACCTTTGATAGGCACTAACAGATGCTTATACAACCCGTTTCCCCATTTTCCGAACACAATCTTGTGTGTTCTGACTGTTGCGCCACTATCCTTCGTCACAGTAATCTTCTTACCGTATAACTTTTCCCTCAACGAAACCGCTACCCCAGCTGCTTGTGCACTATCTTGCACTTTACGTTCAAGTTCTTTGATTGCATCTGATACCGACTTCTGCGACATTACAGATGTTGTACTATCACCAGCTTCCTGCGCAATAGAAAGCTCCGCTCCACCACTGACCTTACCCATCAGCAGCCAGCCTGGCTTCTGAAAAGCATAAATATGTCCATTCTCAGAACTATCAGCGTGTGCATCGTCATAGATGCTTACTAACTGGCCATATCGGAGAACCTTTCCATTGGTTCCGACTGGGTCTGTATCAGCTTCCATAGCTGACTTAGACTGATAAACCTTTTTAATACCAAGTCCATCAGCAGACTGCTCCAATAAAGCTATGTACGCTAATGTATCCTCGTGCAGCTTACCCACCTCCTCTGGTGTAATGCTGTCTACTTGACTTTTCTCTTTGAGTTCCTTTGCTCGCTTGAGCAAACTGTATATTGTATCCATTATTGCTTTTTATTTTGGAATGATGAAATATGTGTTAATAGGACAGTTAGCAGGAGATGGAAGACTGGATGTTCCTAAGCTTCCTACGAGTTCTCCTTTCCCCGATAGCACTTGGATGTGAACAACCTGCTCCTGACCATTGCCTGAGCTTACTCCTACAACAATAGCACCAGAGGCAATAGGTGGTACTGGCACTCGTGTCGTAGGGTATTCGAAGATTACTCCAGGACCATCAGTCCATTCTGACTTTTCACTTTGTACATCAACCTTTATAATAGTATAGTCAGATCTCACTTTATATTGTATTTGTCCTGAATAACCATTCCTCAGTACCCACGGCATATCCTTATATTCTGTTTCAGACAACTTAACAACTATTGATGGAGCTATAAGGTCAAAGAGTGTTTTCAATTCACTGACATTAAAGACCCCTTCTGTCTTCTCAAAAGTTAAGAAAGCCTCTGCTGTTTCTTTGCAGGCACGTTCTTGTCCATCCTCAAATGTGCGTACATCAGAAGTAGATTTTCTGACACCAACATATAATGGATCATTCCAACTATGAGCAACCAGTGTAGTTTCCTTTATCTCATAAATGATTCCATCAAGCACCAACCAGTTCTTCTTAGTTTGAAAAGTAGTAGTCTTATCCCCTTCATTAAGTTTCTTCAACTCTCCTTGGAAGCGTTCAAGCAGAAAGGCTGATGTATTAGCACCAAGAACCTGAAGAAGTGCAGACATCTGATTGGTTGGATTCTCCTGCAATGTTTTGAAATCATCGATGTAGAGGGGCTGTCCTCCCTCACTAAAGAGCATCTTATTCATATTCGTATATTTCTATGCGGAAAGAGCGTCCCGCAGGTTTATAATGATTCAATAGGTTTAATATAGTTGTCAGATTCTGCCCTCCATACTTGTCTTCTGCAGCATCTATTGACGTACATAGGAATGACGGTACATAGACAATGAAAGAAGGCTGCTTAGGAACATCATCATATGCTCTGACATACAGCGGAGGATTACCACTCACATAAACAGGAGTCAGACCTTCACTCTTGAAATGTAAAACAGTCTGTACTCTCTGATCAGCAGAGACGATGTAAATTTGATGCTCTGAAAGAAAGAAGGCATCATTTAGGATCTTTTCTATATACTGAACACCTGCCGTTATGTTTAAGCGATTCAACACGTGAGAACGGTAACTATAAAATCGGTTATACAAATCCCTTATTCCACGCAGCATCGCTTTGAGTAGTGCTACGAGCACCTTGCTTCTCAATATTGGAGGCAACAGCTGAAAGCCAAGTTTGATGATATCTAACTTATACCACATAGTTCAATGTATTTCTTAGGTTCACAGTAACAAAACTTCCACCAACAGCGGTGTAATTATTACCGCTGATTTCTTTATATATAGTCCCATCCGTGCTGTACTTACAGATATGCAGTTCCACATCCAGCACACCTTCCACATTCTGTATAGCATCAACCAATTTCGTCTTGTTGAAAGTACCGCCATAGATAATCTTTCTGACATAGGTGTTCACAGCATCCTCTACAGCATAACTGCCATCTGCTATTCTTACACCTGTTCTATCAATCACCAATGGGTCGACGTGTATAGTTGCATTGATACTTATTCTATCTGCAGGCAACGAGCGAACAGAGAGCACAACACCTGCTATTTTAACACGATTCAAATACTGTTTGAACGCTGTTAAAATATCTTCTGAAAGAATAGCCGGCTGTCCTCCTGCTTCAGCAGAAGCAAGAATCTCTACGGAAGTTCCTCTATCGCGTACAGCAACATACTTGACGACCCGCTTCTTCTCAGATACCTGTTCATAGCCATATTGCTGTGTCGCCTCATTAAAGATTAAAGCATCACCATACTGGAACTCTTTTGCAATCTTATAGTACCAAGGTACACTTGCTACTACAGCACGACTGATCTTATCGTCTACGTCTGCCTTGAACTGGTCGAACAGAACCTCCAGAACATGGCTACAGGCAGCCACGATGTAAAACAGAACATTCTCGATACTAACCACAGAGAAACTATCATCAAAGGTATCGTTCTCCGATAGTCCGTATCGTTCTCTTACTGTACCATCCGCCATAAAGGCATTTGTCATTGTTTGTTTTATCTCTGCTATACTACGAGCCATATTTTGTTTACTTTAATTGAACTGTGGCGAGAACTCACCACTGAATACCCTTAACTTGACATCCGTCATACCTCTCTCTGTCGCTGGAGATACATCATTAGCCTTGCAATACTGTTGTATTAATCGGTTGTAACTTACGTCAGGAAGTTGCAATCTGCTTCCTGCTGCTAACGTTTCAGTCATACCGATACCGTTCGCAGCAGCCAAAGCAGGCAATGCTTCCAGCGAGCCATACTCCTGTATGGCTATATCAGCCAAGGTCTGACCATCTTTTACTTGAACTTCCATCTTATTACGAAATAAAGAGCTAACATCATAAGAATACCGAATGCAACAAAACCTGTTTCCATTGCACGCTTTTCAATCCAGCTCAATTCTTTTTCCTTGTAAACTATCTTTGGTTTCTCTTTATATTGTTTATGATCCTTATCGTGTATGGTTATGTGGGTTGTGTCATGCACCGTTGTAAGACCTTTTATCTCCGCACCTGGAAGACTTTCTAATATATGCGTCAAAACACCGTTATGTATTCTTGCCGTTGAGCGATACAAGGCATTCTGCAAAACTGAGACAGAGTCTTTCGTTGCACGCTCCTGGTGATACTCTGGCAACTGCAGTGATACAGGCGCAAGACGTTCTGTAACTCTTATGGTATCATGACTGACAACGTGCAGCGTGTCGGTGCTTATGCTCTCTACAGGCACATAGACTTTATGCGAGCATGCAGAGAAAAGGAAGGCAGTAAGGATAACTGCTAATAATGCTTTAAATGTTTTCATATTGTTGTTGTTAGATGTTTGCGTATTCAGTCTTTGCATCGAAACAAGGGCAAGCCTTGATATACTCGTTTGAGGTGATTCTGCCATCGTGGTTCAAGTCTGGCGAGAAGTCACGATGTCCTTGAATTACAGCTACAGGGTATTTCTTGTGCAACATACTAAGCAGTGTGCGAAGACTCGCTGTACAGTGCACTGCAATATACTTAATCGTTCTCATTCTTCCTCCTTTCCGTTCTTGGAGTTGACAACTCGGTCGATGTAATTTCTCACATCTCCCCATTTACTCTGAATGTAGATACCCACACCGAAGATTGAGCCGGCATAGACCAAAGTCTGCGACACATACCACAGCACGCTGTCTTTAACATCGCCTCCATTAAAGAAGAAACTCAGAAAAGCCATTGCCACACCACTTGCAAGCAGAAATATGGCTGAGCCGTATTGTATCCATTCCTTCGTGTTTCTTTGCATATTGCTTAAGTTTAATATTGTGCATCTATTTCGATGCTTTTGGTTGTTATTTTTATATTAGTCACAGTTTGTCTGTCCATCTCCAGTACTTCGTTTTAAGCTCCTTACGAAAGGTGTACAGATTGATGAGTAAAAAAAAGAGTAGACAAGTTGTTTGACCATTAACCTGCCTACTCATCAACTTATCTACTCATTCTTTTTTACATAGTTCCTTCCCCTGAAGGAACAGGTCCTACTGGTTCAGGTCCTACATGCTCACCTCCACCTGTCTTCTGTTTCTTCTTTTTCTTGGCAAGGGTGTAGAGTGCAAACTCACGCACATTGGCATCGCCAGTCAGCTTTGGCGTACGGAGTACTCCCGTTGCCCGACTACGCAGTTTTACGCTCTTGATGTTCTTTGCAGGCAGGAAGTCTTCCACAGAAGCTGCACCCTGTGTGCGCAATCCAGCCGAGAAGATAGCGAGGTCGTCAATCTTGACGTTCTTTCCGTCAATAATGATTTCCTTGATGCAAGCCACCATATCGCGCAATACACCATAGATGCAACCTTTTGAAAAAGGCACATTGTGCGTAGCCATGTAGTCGGCAAGCTGGCGGAGGTCGATGGTCTCTTCGCTTACGGCACGTGCATAAAACTTCTTATAGCCCGCACTCTTCTTGTTCTTGTTCTCGTAGATTTTGTAACGAATCATAATTGTTTTTCCTTTCTTTACTTATTAATTAAACATTTTGTTTTCTCTGTGTGTAATCACATTGCAAAGATAGGAAGGGTGCGAGAGTGGGTAAAGGTTTTCAGCGGTTAGCAGGGGTTAGCAGATATTTTTACTTGTAATAAGATTTCCAAGTAATTTATTGCAATGATTAAATATGTTTTGTATTTTTGTATCCAAATATAATTTTACATGAAAAGAGCAACTACAATACCAGAACAAATTAAACTTTTAAGAAATCGTGGAGTACAGATTAATAATGAAGCGAAAGCAAAGGAAAATCTATTGGATATAGGTTACTATCGCTTAGGATTTTACTTCTTTCCTTTTGAAATATCATATCCTAATCTGAATAACCGAAATCATAAGATGAAAGCTAATACATGTTTCGAAGATGCCGTTACACTCTACTACTTTGATTATGATTTGCGTAACATGCTTTTAAAATATATCAGCAGAATAGAAGTTGCTTTTCGCACTTACCTTACCTATATATTAAGCAAACGATATAAAAACATTCCTTGTTGGTTTGTTAGTCCGAAAGTTGTAGAGCAGTTGTTCATCAGCAAGTTCAACAATAAATGCTATAAGGAAGTGAAACGCAACATAAATATAAAACGACATCACAAGAAACATAAGGGTAGCATTTATGCTCCAGCATGGAAAACGCTTGAACACATGACGCTTGGAAGTGTGCTGTTACTCTATAATAATTTGAAAAAGACAGATGATCAGCTACTCATTGCAAAGCATTTTCAGATAAATAAGGTCGCTGTTTTTAAAAACTATATCGAGGTTGTAAGATGTATACGCAATGTTTGTGCCCATGGTGCCGTGTTATACGATGTGCGGCTTCATCAGATGGTAAAGAAAGGACCTGCTGGGAAAATTACACAAGGCGAAGCGTATAGCCTTGGTGGTGCAATAAAAGTGATAGCCTATCTTATTGGTGCTATCTCGAAGAATCGGCAGCACGATTTTGTTATAGAACTGAATAAGGCTTATACTACATTAAAAAATAACTCTATCAACTTAACACCAACAGTGGAACAAATTACACACATGAAGTGGGAATTGTCTGATATAGCATCACTTGAAATCTAAAAAATAATTAAAAAATATCGAAATAGAGTATGCTTATATTGTGATATAAAAACAAATACATATCTTTGCATCGTATAAAGTGCTGGTGAATGCCCCTGTCGCACCATCAACACTCTAAAAGGATTAAAAAACAATGGCTTGCACCCTCGTTGTGCAAGCCATTATTGTTTTATCTATGTATTAAGGTTATACCAGAACCTTATTGTCTATCTGATTCCTTTTTATAGTTCTAAGGTAAGCAAGAATACAGTCAGTCTCTGCTTTTTCCATGCTTTCTTGGATATATTGCCAATGAAGTGAACCATCGGACTCCACTGGCAAAAGAATTTTTTGTCTGCGCATGCGTTGCGTGTTGAACTTATAGCCGTATGCAAACTTGCGTCTTTGGCATGCTATGGCCGTAGAGAGAAAAAGTAATGTGTGACGATTGTTGTGCTTGTTAGCCTTCCAGCGTACACGCTTCACATCGTCAGAGAACAAAGCTTTATAAGGGTGATAGAAGGCAAAACCGACACTGCCATTATAGTTCACTCCAAGTACATTCTTGTCGAGGCTTTTATTTATGATTGAAGTAAACGCTGTTAGTCCATTATTTGATTCTGACGCTCCAATGAAAGGTGTTGTACCTCCTATCATTTCAGCCTTAGTAAGACGCTTACCATTATCAATAGTTACAATGTCATCAAGGCAGAAGGATTCCCATTTTACCCCCCCCCGATTTAGATTTATTAACACTTGTACGCTTTTCAAATACTTGTAGTGTAGTTGATAAAATGTCTTCTTCTATTTTTTTCATGAATGAAGACATAAATTCGAAATCTATTTCTCCACTTTCTGTAGCAGGAAGATAAAGGCGGCTTTTTTTCAATCGTGTAAGTGTAGCACCATAACTCCCCCAACTGAATTTTGCAACCAGTTTTTTTATTGCCACGATAAGAAATAGTGCATTGTATTTATCAAGTTTATTGTGGCGTATTATCTGAATATTTTGTCCAGTATAAAAGGAAGTTGGCTGATAGAAGACTGTCTGTGTATCAAGACCTATAGTAATGACATTTCCATTATCCATACAATATCTTTCAGATTGATTACCGACAAACATATCCATACCATTTGTTGTATCAGTACGTGTGATATATGGATAATTCCCCTGTATGTTTGTGAGTTTATTCTTATCTATGCCACTTTGAGTAGCTTTAATGGAAAATTCTTCACCAAATACAAACTCTTTCCAGTTAGAATGTAAAGAATTACCCCCCCCGTTTACATTTATTAACTCTTTTTCTATCAGTCTCTTGCATAATCTTTCTATTGTTGGTTTAAGCAGTTGTTGTTCTTTTTGGCGCATATATGCTTCCATGAAGTCCCAATCGGGTGCACCTCCTGACTTAACAGGTAATTTTAATTTCGATTTAACCATCCTCTTTGGTCTCCATTTTCTCGCATAAGCAAAACAAACCCTTTGCTGCTCTATGCAGCAAATAAGAAACATGGCTATATGTCTGTTGAGTTTATGATGTTTCAGATAAAGAGGATTAACATCATGTGTACATGTAAATCTATGTTTTTGATAATAAGCATACCCTACGGATCCATTATTTGTTACACAAATTGCATTACCAGAAAATATTTTTTTTTCAATAGGTTCGTTCTTTCCATAACCTATTTTTGAGTTTGCTTCTATTAAGGGAAAAGTTGTAAATCCAGTGAAGCCATTGTTAGAATCTGAAGCACCAATAAAAGGAATATTCCCATCCTTTGGACAAGGTGGCTTTTTGTTATAAAACCCTTTCTTTATTTCGAATATCTTGCAAAAATCAAACTCTTTCCATTCTCTGTCGTCCAGTTTATTCATCTTCCTGTCCTCCTTCCTCTATATCATCAAACAAATATCCTCGCCCATGAGTAATCATGTTGAACTCAAAGGTGAGATAATCAGCCATAGTCTTCTCAAAGTCAGCTTCTGTAGGTATCTCATCGTTAAAGTAGTAGAAGGCGTGCAGCCACTCGTCTTCGGCTTCGATAGTTGTTTTTACGCAGAAGCGAGTCTCTGCTTCAGTACGACCAAACCATACGTCGAGTAAATGCTGACGTTTATCTTTCGCAGAAGGTGTTTCTATAAGTCCAATGTGAGGACTTACTACAAAGCCATCGTCTTCAAAATTGATGAATCGGCACTGATGGTTCTTCGCATGAGGTATGCCAGCAGTAAAAACAGCAATGCAAGGATTTACACCTACCCCGTAGAAAGTATCCTTATTGAGCGTTATAACCCCTTCAAGTGTGTGATTTTTTAGGATATTTGTTTTGATATTACTTTCCTCCTTACTCTTCCCTGTAAACGACGACTGAGGAACAATTACTACACAGCGCGCTCCTTCTACAAGAGAATTAAGGAGATGCTCTGTGAAGTTAATCTCGTAGAGTGATGGATTAGCTTTAGACCCTTGTGAGTAGGGAGGATTCATCATTCCCACAGTGCACCCCTTGAGTTGTAGTTTAGAAGGACTCTCACGTAGAAAGTCAAGGTTGTGCAAGTTACTCTTTCCATCACCACGCAAAATCATATTAGTTGTGGCGATAGTGAACATATATGATTGCAGTTCGATACCAAAAAGGCGGTCGCGGCGTATGCTTCGACGCAAAGTTTCGTCATCGGTTTGCTTCACCATTTTATGCATGGCTGCTATAAGGAAACCTGCCGTGCCACAGCAGGGATCAAGCACTTTATCCTCTGTGGTGAGCTGTGCCAGTTCGCAAAAAAGCTCGGTAATATGTTTTGGTGTCAGTACAATGCCAAGTGTTTGCCCATCGCCACCCGAATAAGACATGAATTCGCCATAGAAGCGACCCAAATAGTCTTCGGCAGAGTTGTGATAGCGTATGTTCTTAAAAATGCTCTTATATAGGAACTCGGTGTAGTGTCTTAGTGGAGTTTTACCGAGATTTTCATCTATCTCATTAATTTTTGTTGTATCTTTAATAACTGCAAATTGAGAGATTAGTTTGTCGCGCTTGGTATCAGGAGTTACGTTGGCACGGTAAAGGTTACTTTTTATAGCCTCACATATTTTCTGCCCATCAGTCTTTATGGTGTCGCCTACGAGACTTTCTATAGAAAAAGTCTTGTGTTCTATTTCGCGTAGCGCAAGCAAGATGCCAGATACTACAAGAGGTTTCTGCTCAGTGGTAAGGTTACCATAGTTCCGAAGGTCATTGTGCAGTGTAGCTGCGTCACTTAGAATTTCAGCAGTAGTTTTTTCTACATCTGTTGCTTCTTGGAGAATTTCACGAATATAAAACTCATCGATATTCGATGCATTAAATGATATAAAAGTTTCCACATCTGACAGTTGCTGATAGTCGCCACGGTCGTTGACGAACAGAGGTGTAATGCGGTGGTGCTTCTCGTCACCCGAAATTCCGAAAGCCAACATTTTCTTGTAGTTGGTATGTTTAGCAAGATGTAGGGCGTAGAAAAGAGCACCATTTACTGCAAAGTCTTTTACTGATTTAACGTCTTGTGCTACCACGCCATTGTTTTCGATAATGTGCTGGTCGAGCGAAGCTTTATCTTCTATAACTATCAAGAAATCTTTTACAACACCGCAGTACTCAGGAAAGCCTACGTTTCCTGTTCCTGCTTTTGATGCTGTTTTCAGAGCTTCGTCTATCTCTTTGATGTCAGAACCTTGTGCTGTGAGCTTAATGTCAGCTTCCTTAAGCAATCCATAAACCCATAGGTCGGTATTGGCTTCTTTTCTCTTTGCCATATAATAAAAAATAAGTAATAGCTTTATTCTTTTGTATTCTGTTTGCAAAGATACAACTTTTTATGCTTTCAGACATATCATTATAAGACAAAAAAAGAGGGGTAGCCCATAGCCCCCCCCCTCTATTGTTCTTTTGGTAAAGGTGCAGTCTAATGGTCGTAACCATTAGGTGCATCTGTTTTTCAGGCGCAAAGGTTGTACTATTTTTAGATACTCCAAAATCTCGTTTCCAAAAGTCCTCATGGTTCTCCCAATGCCTCGACAATCATCGCTACTTGCCGTGGAGTGAAGACACGTTGGTGGGGCGAGTAGCCGATTGCTTTAAGCCGCTCTGCCAAATCTGGGTAAAGATGTATCCATAGGGAGAGTTTCTGCCATGCTGCGCCTGGCGAGAGATGCGGATTGTAAGCCTGTGCCAGCTCTGTACGCCCATAAGCACGGAGTCGGAAAGTTTCCCCTAATTCTTTCAAAGAAGGGGTTGTACGATTGTTGTGATTGAATAGTTCTTTGTTCATATTTGTTTGATTTATAAAGTTGACAGCCTATCAATACAATTAACTCGTCTACTTGTAGACTTGTTTACTCGTTTACCCAATTACTACCTTATCACTTACGGTGCATAAGTGGGTCACTTTTAAGGCGTAAGTGGGTCACTTATGGTTGACAAGTGAATGAGTAACAAATGAATGGTTAATTGTACTGATAACTTGCTTACTTGTCTACTCGTCTACTTGTCAACTCATCAACTTGTATCACACTACAAAGTTGGCAATTTATGTTCTATTTTGCAAATGGTATTTTTGTCTTACTTGTTTGTGTTGGTAAGATAAAGATTGGGTATGTTGTAATAAGAAAATACGAGATTATATTTTAATTTATACATAAGAATCAGTATCTTTGTAAGATAGTTTATAAGAATTAACTTAAATGATAAAATCGAATGAACAAGACATTCAATATCTACTGCGATGAGAGTACACATCTCATACACGACAGACATCCCTATATGTTGCTGGGTTATGTAAGTATAGCCTATCCACAAATCAGAATAGCCAAAGAAGCTATAAAGAACATCAAGAATAAGTATAATTATAAAGATGAGTTTAAATGGACAAGTGTTCATCAAGCTACATATAAAGTTTATGCAGAACTGGTAGATTGGTTTTTTATGAACGATTTGGAATTCAGAGCTGTTGTAGTAGATAAGTCACAGATTGATGAGAGCCGGCCAGATTACACATTTAATGACTTCTATTATAAAATGTATTTTCAACTGTTGCACACAAAGGTTGACTTCCAAAACACTTATAATGTGTATATGGACATTAAAGATACATGTAGTTCGGAAAAGTTGTCGACTTTAAAGCGTATAATGGATTACAATTCGTCAATAGGTAATCTCCAGTTCATTCGGTCACACGAAAGTGTTTTCATACAGCTTGCAGATGTCCTTATGGGGGCAATTAATTATAATCTGAGAAAGAAAAAAGGCGATGTTGAAGGACGAGTAGACGCTAAGATAAAATTGATAGAAAAGATTCAGAAGCATAGCAATATTTCTCTAAATTGCTCAACACCATTATATCGAAAGAAATTTAATTTATTCTTTATCTCTTTAAAATAGGATATGGGTGGATTTAATATATTAAAGAAGTATCCAGAACTGTTAGAATTAGCTTGCATGGGTGAAACAGATAGAAAGGCAGATCTGCTAAGTATTTTTAAGAGGGATATAGAGGATAACGATAATTTCTCTTTTCGCTCCAGAAAGATATATCCGACAAAGAAAGACGGAGACCCTGATATGGGACGACTTTTTAAACATCTTACATGTGAGGCTATGAAGGTTGAGGACGAACATGGACACTTTTATGAGAAACGAGTGTTTGAGATAAACCGCTCTGAAAGACTACATTGGATAAACCACCATGTAAACGAGAAGACTCCTGCAAATATTGAAGTGTTTACTGTTGAAGAACGAGATAAAAAAAAGCGTAAGACAAAGAAAACGTATATATATGATGAAGGACAGAAGTATGTCATAGTTTTAGAGCAACAACGGAACGATGCCTTTTATTTGCTTACGGCATATCACTTGAATAAAGACTATGGAGAAAAAGAAATAAAAAAGAAACGGAAGAAAGCACTTTCCACACCTCTATAAAAAACGCAAGACCCGAGATGCATCAGAGGCAATCGGGTCTCGAAACTCCTTCTAACTATAGATGAGCAATGCAAAGGTATGGCTTTTCCTTTAATTTTCAAAGTAAGGAGGATTTTATTGTGAATATTATAACAATATTTAAGAGAAAGTAAAGAGATAACAAATCGATAAATTTAGAAGACTTTTCTTTTAATATTGATAAAGATGTCTATACGTGTGCTGGGAAACACGCTCACCACAGACGCTAAGTCAACTGGTACGCAGGCTCTCGGTTCTGTGCACAAGGAGGAAGAGGACGAGATGAACTCTGATGATCGTGATTTCATTCTTGATATTCTCAATTATGATATGCGACCTATTTTCGCCTCACTTGGCTTCAATGTGGAAGGTGGTGAATTTGTCTATGCGAAGAAAGACAAGATTAACCCAGCTCAGCAGATAGACATCGTTCAGAAGCTTTCCTCAATGGGTCTTCCGATTGATGACGACTACCTCTATGAAACTTTCTGCGTTGCTAAGCCTGATAACTACAAGCAGCTGAAGGAGGAGAAAGAGGCTACAAAAACTGCATTCAGAGAGCAACTTGATTTGCAGGGTAATGAGGATGACAAAAAGAAGCAAGACAAAAACACTGATAAAACAGCGTTCAAACAGCATTTGAAAAGTTTTTTCGGACTCGCCCCAGACAAAGGGGCAAACTGATGATTGATACGCTCTATTATGGTGAGCATTGCTCTTGCTCTGGGCATAGTCATTTCCACAACGAAAGTCCAGCTATCTCGTTTAATGTTGTGCAGGCTTTTCTACAAAGAATCCATAACAAGCCTGAATTAGCTGAAGGCATTGATTCTGGATTATGGTCGGCTGTCGTTAAAGTTATCAACGAGGCGACTGTGGAGGGACTTTCACAGAGCAATGCTACAAGTACACATGATGAGGAGTTTTATCGTGCCCTGCGCCATTCTAATGAGGTCTTTGCTGCGTTCAAAGTACATTCATTGGCTGGAGAGGTCGCAAATAAATTGCTGGACCGTGACGGTAAACTGAAACCCTTCAGTCAATGGGTAGATGATGTAAAGGGAATCACCTCGCATCACGTCGGTGCGTGGCTTCGTACAGAGTATGACACTGCTGTTATCCGTGCGCACAACGCTGCAGACTGGCGTGAGTTTGAACGTAACAAGGATATCCTGCCTAACCTACGATGGATGCCGACGACTTCACCAAGTCCTGAAGGGAGTCATCGTAACTATTGGACAGCAAAACTTACACTGCCTATTGATGATCCTTTCTGGAACAATCATCACCCTGGCGACCGATGGAACTGCAAGTGCTCGCTTGAAGCTACTGATGATCCTGTAAATCGTCCTGCAGATATGGATGCTCCTCTGCCACAAAAAGGACTTGAAAACAACCCGGGTAAAGATGGGCATATATTCAACGACACTCATCCGTATTTTCCTGATAAGTGTAGTCAATGTTCTTTTTATAAACCTGGTATTAAAGGGCGGATTACGACCCTCTTCATGAATAGGAAAAAGGATTGTTATAATTGTCCTTATGTAGATGCTGCCATTCCATCTGAACAAAGAGAACAGAGACGAAATGAATATCTTGAATATAAAGATAACCCTTTATACAAAGATGTGGAGTTTGATGCCAAGAGTTCTGGACTTAAAGCGACACATGTTGAACATAGCTTTGATAAGAAAAAAGGATGGTATGAGACAACTGTTCAAGAGGTTGGCTTTCAGAATGGGCATAAAGTAGTTTTGGAAAAGGAAGATCATACTGTATTATTTAAGAAGAATACAGAAGGAACTTGGGATAATATGTTGTTTGAAATTGCTAGTGCAGAAACGGGTACTTCAAATAACATTAGACAAGCTTTGAAACATTGTGCATCGAAGCCTAATACAGAAGTCGCAGTATTGCTATTCCCAAATGATAATTTTAATTATTCCATCTTTGAAGAAGGATATAATAAATTTTATGGACTGAGAGGAACTTCACAATATCGAAAGTTTAAAGTGATATATTGTCTCAATAATAAGGGAATATTGCTAACAAAAAAACCAGAGTAAACACTCTGGCTGGAATGGAGGACGTGTCCTAATAGGGATTAAACGCTCCCTCCACACCACAAATGTAGATATTTATTTTCATTCCACAAAATAAAAACGAGGAAAATTATATTATGGATGCAAAAGAAATAGAAAGGCGCATCTCACGTGTCAAAGACGAGATACAAAAGGAGGTGACGGATAGACTTCCTCGAAAGGTTGGTGTCGTGGCTGCAAACCACTTCAAGCAGAACTTCCGAGATGGTGGCTTCACGGATGGAGGAGTTCACCAATGGAAACGTACGAAACGACAGGACGGTAATACGACGGATGCAAAATACTCTCCTCTTACCTCTCGACGCAATTATCTTATGCGTTCAATACAGAGTGAGACATCACCAGGGCAAGTTACAATATCCAATCCTGTGCCTTACGCAGCTGTTCACAATGAAGGTGGTACTATCAATACGCATCCAACTATTACAAAACGTATGCGGCGTATGGCATGGGCTAAGGTGTATGCACTATCAGGCGTGAAAGGTAAGGGCAAACTACCAAAAGACTTGCCTTCTGGAGCTAAGATGTGGAAGGCTCTCGCACTCACGAAAAAGACAAAGCTTAATATTACAGCACGCATTCCACGACGTCAGTTCATTGGGGATAGCCGTGAACTGACAGCAAAAATTAACAATATGCTTGATGAGAGCTTAGAGAAAATTAAAGAACTTGTAAGTAGAACATAAATATGGAACAGACACTCTGCCAACTGATAGACTTTCTTAAAGAGAAAATGCCGTCGCTTTCAGTAATTGACGAAGACTACGGACAACTTGAAAATATAGAGGACGAGGATACTGATATGTATCCGCTAACGTTCCCTGCAGTACTTATAGAAGAAGCGCAGACAGAATGGAGCGATATAGGAATGCTTGCACAGAAAGGAACTTGTAGGCTTCGCATCCGTCTCATTATAGACTGCTATGATGACACTCATGCAACGAGTGGAACCACACAGGCTGTCAGAGAGCGTAATGAAATGCGACACCAGTTGCACCAGCTACTACAGGGAACCTGTCTTGGCGTTGATGCTCCACTGATGCGTAAGTCTTCCAAGTTCTTTACTTGGAAGCACGGAATAAAAGTGTATGAAATGATGTACGAGTGTACAGTGTCAGAAATGGTTAAGGAAACAAGGACGGTTCAGAAACCTTCTTTACGCATGAAGATGGGCGTGAAGGTGTAACACGAAAGCCTGTGAAGAGCGGTGCTTTCATCTGTTTCCCATCTACCGTCTCACCACGTTTAATCATATCACGAATGATATGTAGTACACGGCTTTCAGACAGATAAAACTCTTCATTGGAAAGTATGCGAATAGTATCATCGAAACGGAGGCGCCGTTCCTCTGTCCAGTAGAAGTAACGCTCAAATAACCTTCTGTTGCGTGCTTCTATCAATTTACTATCTCTTCCTTTACTCATACCTGCAAAATTAACAAATAATCATCTTATTTGCAAGTCTTTACACCTTTTTATCTGCTTATTACAA